GTTTTGATAACAAAATCTTCTTCAAAATCGATCCATGCAGTGCCAGTTCCGGCCTCATCCATATCTCTTGCCTTCAAATACGAAGGATCCATCCTTTTCGATATGCACAATGGTGTTTGTTACGGCCTTTTTATCGACATAGAACACTGCAAAGGCCTGTTGCCAGTTGCCCGTTCCCTTCATGTATCCAGCCTTAGAAAATTGCATTAAGTTGCCCACTTCGACACCACGCAGAACACGCCCTAAAACGCCCCCAGAAGCCTCTGTAAAGGCCGATTGACCTGCTCGGTGGGTGTGACCACACACCACGCTTTTTCCATGCTTACGGGCGGCATCTAGGGCTGTTAAACCGGGTGTAGGCTTTACGCTACCCTCATCCCCATGAATGGCTATCCAGTCAGGCGCAAACTCTAATGGCTTACGATGGAACTTGATACCCAATTCATCAAGCTTCATAAACTTCTCGAACTTCAATTCTGGTAATGCCAGGAATGCTGGAATCTTCTTCATAATCACGTTATATAGGCGGTCGGTGTGATTTGACCGGATCATGTCTGTTACCTGAAGATCCCACAATATCTCGACAGTCGCATCACGATCAGCTCCCAGTGATTGCTCGAACCATCCTGGAGTTCCTTCAGTCCATCTGGAGATTTGGGGTAGGTCGATTTCATCGCCGATAGTAATGACTTGGTCTGGTTTGAATCGCTTAATAAACGATGCAACGTTTCTAACTGCTCTTTCGTCATGATAGGGAACCTGAAGATCCGATATTACGACAATTTTTTTCAAGGTTAGTCCTCATCATCTTCATCAAAATACTCCGGCTGGTCAGGTAACCAATTCGGCTGCGGCAATATCGTGGCAGGATAGGTTTGTGGGGCAGTAATTAAATATAGAGAATGGTCAACGCTAAACCCGGCCCTGCGTAATGACTTGTAGTATTCATTCAAGCCAATTGCATATTGATCTAATGCTGAGTAATCAGTTACGTCAATAACTTTCCTACGAGTCATGATTAAATTATCGCTCTAGGAGTATGTTGTAAATCTCATCGACACGCGAATTCAATCGCTTAATTTCACCCAGTAAATGAGTAATGACGTAACCGGATAAGCCACCGATTACTGAAACTGTCGCTACATAGAGCGTCAAGAAATCCTGTTGGTTCATTTCTTAGGAGTTGCGTATCCGAAAACGCCTGCCAGAACCGCCCAGAGAATGGCACGATAGTCAACGTCAAAGTTAGAAGCTGCCCAAGCTGATAGGAATGCTCCGGCAGTTAAGAAGATAGGGTTCTTGATATTCATTACTCTCCTAGGATTGGTAGTTTGAACTTGCTTTTGTCTTGATCTCCCAGTGCAGTAAAACTGATATGAATATGAGAAGTATGCGCATAACCCCGGTATGGGCGCCACTTCCAGAAAAGAATTGGGCTTGCTATTTTTTTATTGTAAATTACATAAGCTAATCTTTTGTCGGTCTTGCCCAAGATTCTAAGTTGATTTGCCAAATAGTGTGCGTTATTGGCTGCCCCACCCAAGTCGCTATCAACATCGATGGCACGAACCGCCCCCGTAGATACACAAGGGTTATGATCCGACTTAGTTGCTGCATGGCGTGAATCTCCGATCCATCCATCCGAACGCTTATCTCTATCTGGGAAGGCAGAATTTATTTGTCGTCTCAGAGTTTCAGCGGATTTACTCAGGAACGGTTTCATCTGAATACTTTCCTCTAGGAATTCTTAGTTCCGTAATTGTTAAATCTTGGGAGTGTTCATCTTCAACAAACGCAATTATTTTATCCTCGACTAAATAAGATTGAGTGTAAGCATCCGTTAAAAGATTACCATTCTCATCTAGTTCTGGATAGTTAAGTTCAGCGCATTTTGCCTCATGCCAAGAATTAAAATCTTCTAAAGAATCCCATTCATACCACATTAGATAGCCCACTTTGCTGCTAGATAATTTTTGACTAGTGTAATATCGCCAGATGAGATAATGCCTGAATAGATAATAATTTCCCCTATACGACCACCGAAGGTTTCATACGCTCCTGCCGCTTGAGAACCTAGAACGAGTGCTTGCGAAGCATTTGTAGCTGATGGTGTGCCAGTCCTAGTGTTGTTACCATCCTCAGCACCACCATTAACTGTGTATTTAGAACGGCTTAAAGCGGTGGCATTATTAGGATCAGATTTTAACGCCACGTAATAATAAGTGTTAGCAGCAATTCCACCACCTACCGAAGTGACTGGGTTAGTAGTTGAACCTGTGCCATTGCTAACATTGTGGGTCAAATTTCCAGATGTATTTATGGTCAATACAATTCCGTAACCGGAGCCACCTAAAGCGTCTGAATTTCTACTGTCTAAGAACCAATTATTATCAGAAGTGGAATCAATGGCAGCAACGTAAAAGATTGTTGAACCGCTAGTATTGTGCAGAAAGTTGAAAGCACTAGCAGCTGCCGATGTCTGCATCCAGTCAGTTGTTCCGTCAAAAGTTAAAAGGTTTTTACTGTTTTTAGTATCTGCGCCGGTAGTAGGCTTATTGGTTGAAGTTGTTTGAACAAAGTTATAGCCATTGCCAGACTTATCATTCCATTGGCTAACCGCACCTGCGGATGAAGTAATGCTTGAAGTATCTGCCGCGTCAAGCCAAAGTTTACAATTTGCGATACTTGTAGGATTAAACCCTGCGGGACGACTTGACGCAACTATCCCTAGAATTGGAGTCATTAGGAAAGGTCGCCCACGATCGTGAACGTATTTGAACCAGTGCAGATAATACTGCAAGCTGAATAACGGGCTCTAAGAATTGGAGCAGTAGAAGTTGCACCTGTTGAAGTAATAGTTACTCCTGCGCCTTGAGCGAATGAAGTTAATCCCACTCCGATTGATTGAACATTTATGATGTTACCTGTTGCAAAAACTGATGGCGGCACTGTGACCGTGACTGGGGAGGCGTTTGAAGTTGTAACTAATTTGCCCAAGTCAGCTGCTACTAAAGTGTAAGTAGTTCCAGTCTGGGCATTAAATGCAAGAGTTGTGTCGTCTTGCTCAGTCCATACAAAATCAAGATCAGTGCCAGAATTCTTAGCTAATACTTGACCAGTTGTCCCGCCTTTTAGATCAACAAAAGAAGTATCTACGCCATTGAGAGAAGTGCGAATAGCCGCCGCACCGTCTTTGACCAGGTCAGTATCATCTGGGGTTTCCCAGCCGAAGTTAGTTGTAGTTGCCATTAGTTCTCCTTAAGCCACAATTGTAGCATTTAGCCAGTCTAGGGTTGGGTTAATTGTGTTCCATGTTTCGACCGCAGGAACCGAATTCCAACGGAATGCTTGAAGGCTGTAAGCCAGTGGTGAAATAGTTAAAGTTATTTCAAGAGTGTTGTAGCCCGCTCTAAATGACCAGCCTTCGACAAATCCTTGGAATGAACCATCCGCTACGTTAGGAGGTAAATCTGTAATGTTTAGGGGTAATCCCATAAATACTTTAATTAAAGCATCGCGGTCAGAATCAGATAATTCTGGGCTTGCAAGCTGATAAGTTATGGAATCAAATACGGCTTGCGGATAAGCCCGTAAACCTAAGAAAAAATCCGCCTGGGCTTCTGCATCTGCGGCATTTTCCAAGGTAGTGGGTATTACCTGACCCAGTTCACCGTATAAGCCAATTGAAGCCACATCTGAATCTGTGTAGCTAGAACTTTGATTATGTTTATATTGGATAGTTACTTTATTGCGAATGTCTCCAGAACGGGTAATGGTTCGGAAACCTGCTCCTAGAGCATCATTTGCTGAAAGGTCTGTGTATCCATTAGTGGCAAAGTATTCTGTTCTATGCGTGCTGTCTGCATAACTGATTCTGCCTTGTGGATCTTCATACAAGTAGCCAAGTCCGGAATTTGCTATCAGAGAAGCAATTGAATAATAATCTGAAGAACTTGAATGTCGTTGATCTAAGTCATAATTTCCAGGACGGTCAATTTCACCCAGTCCAGTATTAAGAGCCTCAGCCCATTCTACTGTTGGGTCAAACGTAGCCCAGGTAGTTGCAGCTGGAACTGCATTCCATTGAGCAAATAGAAGCGTGGATAGCAAGGCATACATTTGGTCGCCATCTTGGTCTTTTGCCAACACGCCAGTAGTAACGCTCTTAGGCAGTTTTGCTAAAGCGCCTAGGGCAGTAATCTCGATGCGTTGATTGTAGCCTTCTGATCCAATTGAATTAATGGTTACTGTTAAGTCTGTAATAGTTCCGCCAAATATAGGCACATAAGTGTTTGTTGAATCCTTGACTTCGACAGTAACCCCATCATTGATTTCCATAGGAATAGCAGTCTGGTCAAAATTAAGAATAGCAAGTTGGCAGTAACCAGCCACTGGTTGCGAATAGATATCGGTTCGACCAGAAGTAATAGTTAAGTTGGCAAGGGTTAGGTTTGTGTAAGTAACTCCATCAACAATAACCCGCCAGACTGGATTCCATTGAGTCATTAAGCAAATGCCCCTGCGCCTAGTGATCCACGAGCTTGTGAGCGGTTAAGAATATCGACAATAGTGCGGGCAGTGCCTTCAGTGTCAAGAGCGCCGTTTACAGTGATGTTTATTGTGTTGCCCCCGCCCATTGCACCATTAGGAATAATGTTGCCACTAGTCGAAGAAGTGAAGAGTTCTGGTCCATTCTCTCCTACTAAATAAGTAGTGCCAGCAGATACTGGACCACCAGCGGCGCGACCACCGCCAAACACTCCACCAATTGTTTTGGTTACTGGGTTATTGCGAACGAAGTTTACGAATGAAACTATGGCATTGTAAGCGCGATCAATAATGTTAACTAGGCTAGAGAAGAATCCAATAACCCCACTGATTGCAACGCCTAGAACTTTGAATGCCGCTCCGAGAACTTCACCGATAAATGGAGCTAAGTAAGTTACTCCAAATTCATAGATGGCCTTGATAAATCTTGCAAACTTGTTTAATTCTGTTGAATTGTTATCTACTGCTTCGGAAACATTATCAAATGCTTCTCTAATACCTTCGACTATTGGAGTAAAGAATTCAGAAACGAATTCCCAAATAGATTTAAGAATTGGCAAAACATTCTCTTTTAAGTTGCCAGCAAACTTGGCAATAGTTGGAATAGCCTTATCAACGAATAAAGAAACCATGGGAGTAATGGCATCCAGGATAAATCCGCCTACTGTTTCCTTGCCTTCATCAAATGCCACTTTAAGTCTGCGCATCTTGCCATCGAAAGTATCAGCCTGGATAGAAGCCTGGTCTTTGAAGGTTGAAGCTAATACCGCAGTAGCAGCATCGAAGTCCTTAGACTTAATAATGTTCTCATCGATGCTAACGCCCAGGCGCTTTAATGATCCGAAGTTTCCATCATGAGCCTTGGCGAGACTTTCTGAAACTTGGGTAAGTGATTTGCCCGTTGCTGCGGCTATGTCTAAGGCCAGACTTTGAAGCTTCTGTGCTTCTGCAACATCCTTGGTTGACCGAACCAGACGATCTAAGGATGGTCGAAGTTCATCATCGGTAACGCCATTGGCTAGAGAAGTTTGCAGGATATATTCTTCAGTTGCCGCTATTTGGGCATCAGTAGCCCCTGTGACGTTCTTTAGAGATGCCGCTAGGCGTAACTGCGCAGCTTCATCTTCTATGGCCGCTTTGACCCCATCTACTGCTAATTTGCCCGCATAGGCTACGGCGGCAGCGCCAGCGGCTAGAAATGCAGCGCCAGCAATTTTTCCAAATTTAGATATTTTATCACCGAAGGATTGAACCTCTGATGATCCTTTATTAAGGCTGGCACTTAGGTCTTTTACTTCACCAAGTATTGCTAACTTAAGCGTTCTGGAATCAGTAGCCATTATGCAAACCCCTTAATAATCTTTGAGAATGCTTCTTGCCATTCCCTAATAATGTAAGGCTGGGCTGCCTTAAGTGTTGGAAAGATAAAGTAACCTTTATTTCCACGCCCTAGTGTTGGAGTTCTATTTGGGAACTGTGGGAATCGATTAGATCCAAATTCCATTCCACCCCATAGGCTTCTTGTAGTTCCACCGCCTGAAAATCTTTGGCTTGCAAACCCAAGGCTAATTTCTCCTACCTTGGAACTCTTAGAAACTTTACCGCCAGAAGTTATTCGCGTTGCAACTTTAGTTGCCACTGTTCTAGTTCCAGAAGCTTCTTTAATCTTGCCTAATGCGTAATCTGCTAGAGCGCCAGAAACTCTTTTGGCTTCTGTAACTGCAACTTCATCCATGACTTTGAAGGCTTTGATTACTTCTCGGATTTCACTCCGATTGTAAGCATCAACCTCTGCCTGGTTCATTACGCTCCTTTAAGATTTCTATCGCGGTAAGAATGTCCTCGGCAGTTTCCCATTCCCTCATCGGGATATGAGTCGCTATCGCTAACTCGACTAGCAGTCGATTTATACTTCCGCGCTTATGGCTTTTGGGTCATCATCGCCAACTTCAAGATTCGTAATGCCTTCCATCCAGACTTCAAGAGTCTTAGTTGGTTTCCCGGCAGCTTCTCGCTTATAGGCTGAATGAGCAACGAATAAAATATCCCACATCCCAGAGAATTCCT